CTGCCGGCGATCCGAATACGGGCTTGTGGGTGTGTGGGCCGCTGTCGGGGACGTGCAGCGGCAAGCCGTATATCTCGCCGGTGCTGGTCGCGCAGTGCTCGGGCGGTGACGGGATTTTTGATGCGGTGGGCTGGTTGGCGTTCATCGCGTGCGCCATCGGCCAGCTACCGGGGGCGATGATCAACGCGGGGATTTTCGTCCTGAACGGGCTCATTGACATCGTGTTTCCGGGGCAGATCGGGAATATGGTCGGGGACTTCATTGAGGACATGTCGGGCCGGGTGCCGTTTAGCTACGTAGCTGGGGCGGTGTCACAGGTGTCGGCCTTCCTGGCGAGTCCTGGTGGGGCCGATCCGTCGTTCTCGGTGAGTTTCCCGACGATCCTCGGGATCGGGGGCGGTACGTTCGTGCTGCCGAACTTTGCGGACGCGCTGCCGGCGGGGATGCGGGGCCTGATGGGGGGTCTGATCTACTTCGCTGGTGCGCTGTTGATCTTGCGGACGATCCTGGGCGGCGTGGGGGGTGGCAGCGGTGGTGATTGATGCGATTTTCGGGCTGTTCATCGGTGTCCTGCGGACGGCGCTGAGTAGCGTCCTGCCGGTCGGTGGGGCGCTGCCGTTCACGGTGCCGACAGGGCTGCTGTCGGGCTACACGTACCTGAACGCGGTCGCGCCCCTGGCAGAGATGGTTCAGGTCGGCGTCGTCTACGTGGCGGTGCTCGGGATCATGATTGTTGTGCGGACGGTGCTGATGATTTGGTCGGCCATTCCGGGTAAGTTCACGTGATCGGGGACGTGGCGGGGGCGCTGCTCTCGCCGTTCGTCTGGCTCTGGTCGGTCGTCTCGCCGTTCCTGTGGGTGGTGGTGCCGATCGGCCTGGTCGTGGCGCTGGTCGGCTATTTCGGGTGGTTCATTGCGAAGGGCGGGGGTCAGTACGGGATCATCGAGGGCTACGTTGGCACCATCGGTGCGGGCAAGACCTCGTTGGCGGTGCAGCACAGTCTGGAGCTCGCCAGGGCGCGGGGCGCGGTCCTGCTGTCGAATATCCCGGTGCTCTGCGGGCCGCGCTGCCGCGAGGGAACGCACGTGATCGAGCACGGGACGTTGCCGATGACGGATGAAGGGCTCGACCTGGGTGAGTTGACGCGGCGGGCGTTCGCGCTGCGGGACGCGGAGCGGGGCTTGGTGCTGCTCATGGACGAGGTCGGGGTGATCATGCCGGCGCGGCTCTGGAAAGACTTTTCCGTGGCGCTGATGTGGGTGCTGCAACAGTCGCGCAAGCTGGCGTGCGAGTGGGTCTGGACGGCGCAGGACCCGACCTTTGTTGATCATCAGCTCCGGTCGCTGACCTCGGCGGTTCACTACGTGCGCTCGGTGCCTCCGCCGTCGATCTGGCGGCGGGTGAAGGGCAAACGTCCCTGGGTGCTGTTCGTGAGTTCGTACACGCCGAGCAATGCGCCGCGGGCGAATGGTGAGGGCGGGCGCCAGGACAAGCGGATTGGGCGAAAGCTGCTCAGGTATCGGCGGTCCTGGGAAGCTGCCTTCGACACTGACGGCGTGGTGCTGCCGTCGCTTCATCTGAAAGGTGCGGGTGCGCTTGTGGCGGCGGTCGAGCGCCAGGCGGACGGGCACGTCATCAAGTCGGGCCTGTCGTCGTGGGGTGAGGGCATGGGCGGTGATCTGGAACCGGAGGTGGCGGGCTGATGGGCTGCAACTGCGACGTGAACTGCCTGGATGATGAGGACGACTGCCCGTGTGAGGGTGACTGCACGGTCTGGTGCGACTGCGACTGCTCGTAGCGGGCGAGCCGCGGGGTCCCGTTCACGGGTCGCGGGTCGTCCCTACCGGTCTGGTCGTCGTGGGACCCGCGTAGCGCGCCCCGTGAGGCCGCAGCCGAACGGGTACCCGGCGCGCGGAGTGGGATCATCCAGCGTTCGTCTGCCGGGGTCGGCTTGCCGGCCCCGCTAGCCAGCGGCTGCGCCCGTGGCTCCTGGTGCCACTCGGATCATTTGCGGGCGTCCTGGGGCATCGTAGGAGGTCGTTTTTGGGGTTCGGACGCGGAATAGCCTGGTAACGGTGGAACTAGCACCGCAGCCGGGCCAGCCGGAGCTTACCTTTGACAGGTCGGGCGGGACGGGCCTAGTCTCCGTTCGTCGGCTGGTGAAATAGCCTGGTTGATTAGGGGGTTCACTGGGTGGAATTAGCACGCGTTTTTAGTGTCCTGGTGGCGGGCAACTGATGGCCGTGCTTCCGTTTCCGGTCCCAGAGCGGCGCGTGAATTGTTCGCGCTGCTTGGGCCGCGGCTTTGTTCGGAAGGCGTGCCCGCTGTGCGGGCGGCTGCGCAGTCGTGAGTCGGCGGTGAACGTTGCGCTGCCCTGGGAGGCGTCGCCTCCGTCGTGGCATGGCCGGCCGGGTCGGCACGGATGAGCGCGGCGCTGGCGCTCGCTGGGGCCCCCGCGGAGCGGGGTCGCCTTGTCTCTGAGGGGCTCTCTCAAAGAGACGAACGTACGTATAGACCTTCTCAAAGTTCTCATGCCGGCCACGGCTGCTGCCAGGATGCGTACCGGCCTTCGACGGTCGGGGTTCTGCTGGGCGCGAATGAGGGTGTGCGGTCGCTGGTCGGGACGAATGAGCACGGCCAGGCGTTGACGTTCGCGCTCCGCTGCCGCTCGTGGGGCTGTGCTTGCTGCGCTCGGAAGCTGCGGGCGCGGAACCGGGCTAAGGCGCTGATGGGTGCGACAGGTCGGGTGGTGTTCTTCACGCTGACGATTGATCCGAGCGATGGCAGGTACGTGGCGGCGCTGGGTGCTTATGAGGGCAAGGGCGAGACTGCGCCGAGCATCCGCTATGGGCAGTGGGCGTGGAACCGGATGACGGCGCGGTGTCGGGCTCGTGGTTGGTCCTTTCCCTACGCTCGGGGTGTCGAGCTGCACGCCAGCGGTCGCGCGCATCTGCACGTGATTGCGCGTGTCGAGTCGGTGTCGGAGTTCTTCATCCTGCGCAACATGCTTCGTGGCGGGTGGGCGACGCGGGCCGGCTTCGGCGCTGTGGTTGATGTGCAGATCGCGCGGTCCGGGGCAGACGTGGCGCGCTACGTGGGCAAGGCGACGAATGCCGGCGCTGTGGCGCCGGTCGTGCGCTCGGCGTCGTTGGTCGGGGCGCGGGCTGCGGCCTACGTGACCAAAGGGCTGGATGCCCGGATGCCGAAGTACACGCGGCGGGCGTCGTTTGCGCGGGGCTGGGCTGAGGGCTGGGTTCGCCCGACGCCGATAGCAGGGTTCTCGTGGCGGGTTGCGCCCGCCTCGGTCGATGTAGTCCGGCGTGGCTTGATGCTGTCGGACTTTGTGATGGTGGAGCCGGAGAGGTTCCGGGTTCCGATAGCCGCGATGGCGGCAGGAGGTTAGTGCTGTGGTAGAGGACGTTTTGGATGGTCTGGAGGGGCTGTTCCTTCACGGGGAGTACCTGGGGCTTCGTGATCGCAAGCCGCGGGAGGTAGGCGAGCGGGTGTTCGTGAACTGCGACCTCGGGCTCCGGGTCCATGGCTCGGTCGTCGCGGTGCAGTACCCGTCGCGGGCTGCCGCGCTGGACGGTCTGGAGGCTGCCGGGTTCGGGGACTCGCCGGTGGGCGGGCGCGTGGCTATCCGCGTGGTTCAGCGGAGCGGGTCGAATGCCCGTGGTCCGTGGTCGTTCTACGCGGGTGTCGTGAGCGGCACGGGTCCCTCGGAAGACGACTTCACGGCGTAGGGCTGACCGATGCCCTACCCGACGCCCGATCCGAGTGCGTCGCTGCTGCCGTTTCAGGCATACCAGGCGGCGTACTTGGGCTGGGCGGGTGACGTGGTCCAACTCGGCTACGTGGTTGTGGTGACGGGGCTGGCGCTGCTGGCGTTCGCTGCCGGGGTTGTCGTGGTGTCAACGCTGCGTGGGCGCTGATGTTCGACTTGATCGCGGTCTACCTGTCGGTGGTGCTGGTGCTGCTCGGGGCGCTCCTGGCGCTCCGGGCGGTGGGGCTCATTGACTGATGGACTTTTCCGCGTTCGCCGGTCTGTTTGATCCGGGGGGAGCTGTTGCGACACTCGTGACGGCGTTTTTCGCGGGTCTGCTGGCCGGCGCGGTTGCTGTGGTTCTTATGGCGGTCGCCTGGGGCGGTCGTTAGTCGAACGGAATAGGAGGTACCTGGTTCTGTGAAGAAGATGCTCTCTGGTCTTGCGGTCGTGGCGGTTGTGGCCTTCGCCTTCGTTGGCGGGGTGTACGACTACTCGGTCCTCATCGCGGTCGGCACGCTCCTGACTGACCTTGCGCTGATGATCACGGCGGCGTTGACCATCGCGGTCGGCGTCAAGTTCGCGTTTATCGCTGCTCGGTTCTTCGGGCGCGCTGTTCGGCTGATCAAGTAGTAGTCCGATGACTACTCGCGTGGGTCGGCACGTGTTCACAGTGGGGATGCCGACTGCATCCCCACGCTCCTGGTTGGTGGCTGGCGCGGTGGTGGCGCAGTCGATGGACGGGCTGACGCGGCTGTTGATGCCCGACGCGATGGAGCTAAACCCTCTAAGTGTGGCGCTCGGGGGCTGGGGCTCGGTCGCGGTGAAGTTGGTTCTGATCGGGTACCTGGCGTGGGCCGGCCTGGTGGCGGGCCGGGGTTCGGTAGCGGTGGGTCGGGCGCTCTGGTTCGGCCTGGCGGTGGGGCTGCTCGGTGCGTGGTCGAACCTGGCGGTACTTGGGGGGCTGTGGGGATGATAGCCTGGTTGATTAGGGGGTTCACTGGGTGGAACTAGCACGCGTTATGACGCTGTGGCGGTGGTTGACGTATCCATTGCGGGCGGTTGCCTGGGGGCTCGTTCGCCGGTTGATGAGGGGGCTGGGGCTGTGAAGCGGCTCGCCGTGGTGCTTGGGTTGCTGTGGGCGCTGGTGTGGTCGGCGCCAGTGCTCGGGCTGACCTACGGAGGCAATCTGCTGACGGGGGGCTCGTGCCTGGCGTCGAGTGAATACAACGCGACGTATGCCTGCGGGAAGGCGGTCGATGGCTCGACGGGGACGCGCTGGGCGTCGAGTGACTTTGCTATCCCTGCCTGGTGGCGGTATGACTTCGGTCCTGGCGTGGCGGTGCGAGTTGATCGCCTGGGGATCAATCTGGACTCGACAGAGCATGCGGACGGGCTGGTCCTGGCTGGTTCGCAGGATGGCTCGGCCTGGACCACGCTGCTGACGACGAACGGCGCGAACGCGACGGGCTGGCAGTATTTCGAGTTCACGAATGGGACGGCGTACCGGTTGTATCGGGTGACGGTCAACACGGTTCACGCGGGGACGGTGGCCTCGTTCTCGGAGTTGTCGCTTGATGCGTCGGTCGAGAACGCCACGCCGGCGCCGACCGCTGCACCGGCTACTGCTGGGCCGACTGCGGCGGCCTCGATGCCGCCGGCGGTGAATCCGACGCCATCGCCGGCGCCGTTCACGGGCGATGGGCCGAGTCGGGTGACGGGCTACGGCGGTGGGGTGCTGCCGTTCACGTGCCCGAACGCGGGCCCGTTCGGGGCGCTGTCGTGCCGGTGGGGTGGTCCGGGCGGCGGGCTGGAGCAGTGGTACCGGGCGCCGACGCTGACGACATTGATTCCAGGGCAGGACTACAACATCCGGGGCTGGTCGAACGATCCGGGGTTCATCTCGCCGCTGATGAAGTTCACGCCGGGGACGACGTTGAGTTTTGGATGGCAGGGCTGCTATTCGACGGCGACGGTCGCGGGGACGGATGGAAACTGTCACAGCTTCGCGGGTGACTCGAACGGCGGCCAGGTGAGCGGGTCACAGTCGGTTCCGATGCCGGTGGTCAATCTCGCGGTGTTCTTCTACCGGACCTCGACCCAGGCGTACAACCAACCGGACCGGATCGACTTCGCGGCACGGCCAGGCTACTCGGGCTTCGGTGGGTACTGCCCGTCGGGCGGGTTCGGGCCAGGTGGCTGGGGCTGGTGCAGTGGGACGGTGATCGTGGGGCCGGATGAGCACTACGCGCGCTTCGTCGTGTCGAGTCCGGGGACCCGCTACGGCTCGCCCAACGGCGGTAGCTGGGATGATCGGGTGTACTACGCGGACCTGGGCGGGGGCCTCGGCGTGGGTTGGTCGGCGGGCACGGTCGAGTCGGTGATCGCGGGTCAGACGTGCGTGGCGGGAGTGGACGAGGGCTGCTACGGGCCGCCGGTCCCGCCGGGCTACGTGTGGCCTGCCGGCGATCCGAATACGGGCTTGTGGGTGTGTGGGCCGCTGTCGGGGACGTGCAGCGGCAAGCCGTATATCTC